TTGGAGTTTAAGTTTTTTCTTTATATCGGCTGCTTGTTTTTTAACTCCACCTGCATGTTTAGGAAAAGTTTTGCCAACTTCTCTTTTAACAAACTCCTGCATTTCTCCCCAACCAATACCTCCGCCTCTTGCTGATTTACCATCAATCTCTGCTCTATTAGCTCCACCTGGTGAAGGATCTCTAAGAGACATAGATCCACCATCATATTTTAATGTAGATCCTTTTCTTGACCAGAATGTTCCTCTACCTGATTTGGTAGCTTGAAGTTCTACACCTAAATATTTATAATCCTCTGTATCAGGTGGAATAACATTATTAAATTCTTTGTTATAAGGATTTTCCTTTTTTACAGGACCTTTAAGAGATATAGCAACTAACTTTCTAGTATTAAAATGTTCCATTATATCTTTATTAAACGTTTGTACAGAAGAGGTATCTAAGTTTTTTAGAATATTAAATCCCTTCTCTACAGCCCATACATCTCCTGGATTCCACTTATCATTATTTAGTGGTTTAAATCCATTATTTTTATAAGCTTGATTTTTCAATGCATATACTAAAGTCATGGCAGGTCCACCACGATCAAAGATTTGGTTCTTATTAATATAATCATTGTCAACTAGCCATTTGCTTATATAATAAGAACTAGCAACCCAAGCTTCAGGAGATTCTAGAATTTTATCTGTATTAACATCCACATTATTTTTACCATTATCTTTAAATGCTTGAGCTATACGCGCTTCATCAAAATGTTCTAAATCATAACCTGATCCATCATCAACCATGGCTTTCATCATACAAGCATTATGACTTTCGTTTCTAGCAGTATCGTGAGTACCAGATCCAGAACCTCCGCCACCACCAAATACTGCAGATTTACCTAAATCATTAGACTTGTATTCTTTTCCATCTGCTGCTATAAGAGGAAACCCGGTTTTACCATAATGGTTTGGGTTCTTTTCAAAATTTTTGATATGATCTAATGCAGAGTCAATATCTGCAACAATCATTGTACCACCTTTAGCTAGTTCTAAAGGTTCTTTTTGTTTGATGAGTCGCGCGAGTATATCAATTCGAGGTTCTTTTGTTTTGGAATTGAGTTTATCTAACTGGCCAGGAGTTAACTTTACTAATCCCTCGGTGATATTTTTAAAGTTTTTAAAACGCATTAACAGATTCCCATATAAAATAAAGTTTATTCTGTTCTATTTATGCTATTTTATTCTTCGTCTTTATCTTCTTGCCAGAATTGGTTAGGCTTTATTTCGCCTTTATTATCATAGCAGATAATTTTTAATGTATGGAGCATTTCTATAGTTTTTTCTGCTCCACGCTGTAATCCGGCCTTCCAACAGGAATAACCTAAACCAAGTCCACATAGTGCTACTATGATTACTTCAGTTGACAATTGTATACTCCAAAACATAAACAGATTGAAATTCATCACCTAATTCTGCATTGATATTGAATTTAATATCCCTATCTTTTTGTTTTAATTCAGCTATACGATCCCTTCTTTCTTTTTCAGTCTGGAAAGTTTCGTATGCTCGATAAGCTTTAGTCACTTCGTTCTCCTGTACCCCAGTCAATTACAACTGGAAATCTTGGTATACCATCTGGCGTTTTTTCAAAATAGCGAACTGTGACCCAAGTAGGTTTTTCTTCTTGTTCTAGAAGTTCTTTTAATACCTCTTGTGTTCCTCGAACTCCGCTTTTAAATATTCTTCCATCACCAAGTTCTAATTCAAAGTGTTTTGCATATCCGGCCCAAGTACCTGCGCCTTCTAGTACACTTATCACATCAAATTCCTCGGTAATAAATTCTTTACGTTTAAGTAGATTTTTACTTCTCTTATTTTCATAAGGAGTATTATTTCTAACCATTTGACCTTCATATCCATCTTCGGTATATTCAGAATAAAGTTTATCTAACTCTTCTTGTGTTGCACATATTTCAGTTCGAACAATATGAATAGCATCATTAGGTTCTACTGCCAAATTAAATCTTTCTAAGAATAAAGCATCTGGAGCATCTGGATCAAATAGATCATATATGTGATATTGAACCAATTCTTTAGACTCTAGCATATCTTCTTCTGTAGGTTTTGTTTTACGAACCAAAGAAGTAATCTTATTAAAGTCAGATTTTAATTCATGGTTATATAATTCACCATCTAATATAACATTAGGAAAAGCTTTAAAAAAGTTCTCAAGCTCTTCTGCTATATGAGGAACTGAAATTAATTCTTTTCCTGCTCTACTATATAGTCCATCTTTCCTGGCAATACATCTAATACCATCTAGTTTAGGTTGAGATATACCTTCGCTTTGGTGTCTTTTTGCATATTCATGTGCTAACATAGGCTTGAATTTATCATATTTGTCAACATCTTCTTCACGCTCGAAATATTCTTTATCTAAATAAAGTTTCCATTTAGCCTCAGCTTCTTTTTGAGCTTGTTCAAAAGAGGTAGTAGCATTCGCTCTACCTACATTTTTTGGAAAAGATTCATTCCACGGAGAGGTAACTAATTTACCATCTTTGAGGCCTGATATAGTTCTTATACCTGGATTAACCGGTCCAGAATATTCTATAGTCCAGACTCGGATATTTCCACTAGTATCTCTTTTATAAAGTGTTGGTAAAGGATATATCATTAGAAATCTCCTTCAGCTACTTGAAGAACTTTAAGACCTTGCTCTCTCCACATTTTAACAACGCGATCTCGATCATCAAGAACAAACTCAACATCATATTGACCTTTGATATGTTTTTCATAAAGATCTAATTTTGCCTCATTGTCAGGTCTAAAATCTCTATCTTCCCTCATGATTAATTTGTCAAAAGTAACATTATATTGCTCAAGCCATGCTGTAGTATCTTCCCGAACTCCTGATCGATCCATTCTTCCAGTAGTCACAAGAATATCATAAGTTATTGATAATATTTTTACAAGATTAATAATTGACCATATAGGACGATCATTAATAACTTGTCCATAATCATGATGCTCACGGGTTTGAACCCCATTCTCATCATAATGATCAGCGATAGTACCATCTATATCTACTATAATTGCTTTTCTCATTTTTAACTCCATAATTTTTTCACCCTGATGGGGAAGCTTTTCATCTTCCCCTGTATGTTCGGTCATAACCCCCGAGAACTTTAGCACGTCTCCTCGGTGACGTAGGTGTGTTTAATAACCTGATGTTGTATGTGCATACGCATCTGGGCAATCAACTTCGCCACATGGGCATCCTTCACCTTCTGGTTCAGGTGCAAATTCCATTGGATGTTTGACCCCATATTTTTCGAGGTTTTCTACCTCGGTGGCAGTTAATGCACCGCCACTAGCTTTTGCTAGTATTTCGTAATGATTCATAATATACTCCCATCTATTACTCTTGAATTTCCTTTTAAAAGTCCAGTTTTTCCGGTTGGAGCTCTTTCACCACCTGCGCTATATCCTGCGATATAGTGTGGTCCTGTCCAAGCTACTGAATATTTTCCGAAGATGTTTCCTCTAGCTTTGTTAAGAGAAGGTGCTCTCCAGTTTTTAGCTTTTAATATATCTCCAACTTCGAAATCAGGATTTCCTTTGTTAACAAATCCCCAAACGGTATTACCGTGTGTGATTTTGATATATTTGGATCCTTCTTTGACTTCGATTGAATCTCTAAAATCGTTGATTTTTGAATAATTTGCTTCGAACGCTCTAGAGGCCCACGCTGAATAATCGTTACCGATGGCTTCGATTAGGGCTTTTAGTTCTTTTTTCATATGATTCCTTATCATTTTATTGTTTATGGTACCCATTATACCACATTTCAAGAGGTTTGTAAACCCCCTATTTGCATCTTTTTTGAAAATAATTCGTAACAAATCGTAACAAAAAAGGGAGCCGAAGCCCCCTTTTACAGAATAGATAATCTAATTACTCTGCTTTAACTAAGGTATAGATACCATAAACTAGTCCGGCCCAAGCGAGCCATTTAGCTAATCCGCCTAAGAGAATTACAGAACCGCAAACCACTACAATAGTTGTTCCGTCCCAGGTAGTTCTTTCAGCGACTCGGGCTTTCACCCAATCTACTGCCATATTTAAATAATTCATATTATTTCCTCTGGTTTATATTTTAAATTCGGAGTAAGGATCTTCCCTTTCGCCAAATTTGTTTATTGCTTTATCATCAGACACAACAGTATCGCTCATGATATCTGTTTGTGCCGATTCCTCTACATCGTAAAGCTTCATGCGGGAACGATCTATACCAATTACAAAACGCTTATATTTGGTCGGATCGTTATAACGATTTTTCAATTGTTTTACCAGCAATTGTCCAAGATCATCAAGTTCCTCTGTAGTAATAAGAGCGAACATGAGATCTGCCGTAGCCGGTAGACCAAATGATTCCGAAGTGTCCTCTAATCCTACATCAGTATTTGAATAACCAGATCTAGTCGTTTGCGTTGCACTCACGATCGGGACATTAAATTCAACCGCTAAACCCCTTAATTCTTCCGCTATAGATTTAACGTATGAATAAGTATTTATACTTCCCCCGAGCCCACGCACCCTCGCGGACGCGCATATATTGATATAATCAACATAAATTATATCGGGTATAAAGTCTTTTTTTAGCTTTAGTTCATTGAGCAAAGCTCTAAAGTGCCCAGTGTGGGCTGCGCCCGTTGGGTACTCTTTAACTATAAGTTTCCCTATAGAGGTCTTTGCTATCCTTTGGATCTTTTTATCGAATACATTTTTTGGAAGCGTTTCCAATTGCTGTATAGGTAAATCCATAAGGTTAGCATCGATTCTTTCTGCTATTCTTTCTTCAGCCATTTCCATGGTGATATAAAGAACATTCTTTCCTAATTCAAGATTAGCTGCCGCAGTATGACACATAAAAAGAGATTTACCTACACCTGTACCTGCCATAGCAATGTTTAAGGTTTTATTCGGTAAACCACCTTTTGTTATTTTATTAAAGTAATCCAAATCCCACGGGATTCTAGATTCTTTAGAATTATAAAATTCAAATCTTTCTTCAGAGTTATCAATATAATCATGTCCAATATTTGGATCAAAATTAACTCCTAAAGCTTTTTGTAATATTCCTGGTATAGATTCTTCAGTTTGATCGCCTTTGCCATCAATGATTTGTATAGAATCCATTATAGCATTATATACAGCTCTATCCTTACACCATTTTTCTGTTTCAGAAACTAGATATTCATGCTCTAGATCACTCTTTGATTTACATTCTCCAATGCATTCTCCTGCATTTATTCTTAAATCATCTGGGAGCTGAACCTTTTTAAGTTCTAATTCTAATACCTTACCAGTAGGCATTTTATTATGTTTATTAACAAAATCTACTACAAGGTCAAACACCACACGGTGTGGTTGTTCAAAGTAATCTGGTTTTAGATAAGGTATTACTCTACGTAAATACTCTTCATCATTAATCAGATGACTTAGTACGTGTGTTTGTATTTGTGTTGTTATGTCCAATTGTGCCAATCACTTCTCCTTCTTCTAGTGATTCTTCCATTATATTTTGAAGTATTCCACCGATATAGTTTCTAAAATTTATATCGCCGATAAGTTCGTCTTCTTCGAATTGTCCTGCGTCTTGAA